CTGATGATCTACGCGAACATGTCTAAGATTAACTACTGTCTCTCGCTGATCAGCGGGGCAACGCCACTAAAACGCGATTGGTATTGGAGCTCTTCGGAGAACGGTGCCGCGAGTGCGTGGGCCCTGACCCTGGGCGACGGCATCCTTGGCCCCTGGTTCAATAAGTCGCAGATCAGGGTTCATGTGCGCGCTGTCTCAGCATTCCTTCAATAACTTAATACTTAAACTTTAATACTTCCAACTTCCGCCCGCCCCCTTAAAAGGGCGTTCGGCCGATGGATGTCCGAAATATCAAGGTAGAGCTGAGTGACCACCCTACGGACTACGAGGAATAACAAGAGTAAAGCAACTTCGGCGGTGACTCAACAACTCCCTGCCTAAAAAAAGAAATATGTTTTAGTAGCTACACAAACATACAGAGTTAATTAACATTTTTAGAACATTTAAAATTTAAAGTAATGGAAACAGCAGAGAAGATTATTACTACAGATGGTAGCAACAATTTCGCGAATGGAGCCATGATGGGCGCAAGTCTCAACAAGAATGCTAACGACCCGGCACTCATGGCTGCAATGATGAACGGAGGAATGAATGGTCAGTGGAACAATCCTTTCGTCTATCTCGTGTGGATGATGTTCGCAAACCGATGGATGGGGAACTATGGCACCCCAGCAGCCAACACTACCACACAGGCACAGATTCAGGCCTTGCAAGGTGTTGTGCAGGACAACCACAACTCAGACTTGCTCATGCAGGCAGTGAACGGAAACACCACAGCAACACAGCAGCTTGCCACAGCTCTCAATGCGGGGTTCGATCAAGTGAATGCTGCAATCTGTGGTGTCCGTAACGGCATCACAGCTGCCAATGGAAACATTCAGCTTGCCGCTCAGCAGATGATAAGCAACAACAATCTGCAAAGTGCTGCGCTCGGCAATCAGATTTGTCAAGGCTTCAATGGCGTACAGAATGAGATTCTGACGCAGGGCTACCAAGGACAACTTGGTACGCAAGCTGCCAACTATCAGAACCAAATCAACAACTTGCAGCAGAGCAATCTCATTCAGACGCTCAATCAGCAGCAGGCTCAGCTTGTTTCTAATGGTTTCACACAGATTGGCTTCCAAGTGGAACGTCAGGGATGCGAAATCAAGGAGGCAAACCTTGCCAACACACAGCGTATCATTGACACGCTGAACAACCATTGGAGTCAGAACGACCAGAACCGCATCAACAGCTTGGAGTCCCAGCTCGCTCTAAGCCAGCAGACGCAGACCATCCTTGCGCAACTGAACAGCGCAAGTGCTGCAAGTGCTAAGACGACAGCGTAAATGTAATTAGGTATAGCGGGGTGGGCTTCCCCCCACTATACCTTTTCGTTTAATCTAAATAAGAAAAAGATGACATTTAAAGAATTAAAACCGGGGAACGAGATTTTTGTTCTTGACAAAAACGAGGTAGACGTAAAAAGAGGTACGGTTTCTCTTGTGTCGCCCCCACATGTCAGCAATCAGCCGGGGGTGCTTGGTATGTTTGTGGACATTACAATCAGTGCGGACAAATATAGCGGACAATATGTAGTCAGCGAGAATGGAGTAACAGCGTATGCAAGCAACAACACAATCCTTATTACGACGAATCTGGACAACGTCCTTGCGGAACTCCGGGGTATAAAGACGAACGCAGAAAGCATCGTCAACTCCATAGATAAATACAAAGGTGACGTAAGCAGATGTGACACTCTCCTTGCAGAACTTGACCCTGTCTTCAAGAGAGAGCAGTCGTATGAACAACGTTTTTCCAAATTGGAGAAGGCGTTGGATAAGCTTGCTGACAGCAACGACAAGATAACTGATATATTAACTAAAATGACGCAGAAAAGATGAGTATTTCAGATATTATCACCAAATATGGTGGCGACAAAGACGAAAAGACCATGCTGATGGTCACCGATATGGTTTCTGATTTCCTAAAGGATAATGTCTCTGAAGAGTTGTATTCCAAAGTCTGCAAAGACATATATGGCAAGGTGGCAGGCGGGCATTACAATGAGGAATTTGCCAAGAAACAGATTCCAAAGATGTATTATGTGGATTCGGAAGGACAGAAACATTACGCTCCATACTGGACCGATGCAGAGGTTGAGGAAATCTACAAACTCAACAAGTCTAACATTCCCGATGCTTATAATCTATATGACTTCATGGTGACGCTTAATATGATTAAGAGCGATTACCATAACATATTAGAGGGTTGGTTTGAAGGCGCGAACAATGAGAAACGCTATATTGAGCTTGCTATCAACTGGCTCGATGACGACGACAATCCATTTGGAGAAGAAAAGGTGTGGAAGTACTTCAATTGCTAATGAACTACCCATGAGCTAAATACTCATGGGTTTTACGGCACTTAATATAAGACAATAAAAACACGAAGCAATGATAACAAAAATCAGTGATAAAGGAATTACGTTCATCAAGAACTTCGAGGGCGTAAGACTCAAGGCTTATAGAGACGTGAAGGGAATCCTGACAATCGGCATCGGACACACAAAGGGTGTCAAGTCAGGGCAGACTTGCACAATAGCAGAGGCCTATCAGTGGATGAGAGAGGATCTTGCACCGATAGAGCGATATGTTGCGAAGATGATGCCAAACGTGCGGCAGTGGCAGATGGATGCGCTGTGCTCATTCGCGTATAATGTCGGGCTGGGGAATCTGCAAAAAAGCACGCTGCTGCGGATGTGTCTTCACAATGCCCCATCTGCGCAAATAGAGAAAGAGTTTTTGAAGTGGAACCATGCGGGCGGCAAGGTCGTGGACGGTCTTACCAGACGGCGGAAGGCAGAGGGAAAACTGTATACCAAGGGGCTATACGCATAATCAGAGGGGAGGCTAATTTCTTTTTAATAACGGATTATAGACAAAAAATAAGTGATGGCAGGGATGACGATGTTTATCAGCTTTATGCTTGATGGAGATAATCACAAAGTTGGGATATGGCTACTGGCTGTAGCGATCATGGCAATATTGATTGTTATTGCGTCGCTGATAGACCTCAACTGGGGAATACGCGCGAGCAAGAAAATCGGGCAATTTAAGACAACGAGCTTTGGACTGAGAAAGACGGTGAGCAAGGACAAGTGCTATCTCACGCTGTACTTCTTCGCTGTAATGGTCGACGCATGTCTGAGTTTTTTTGTACCTTTCCCTCTTACCAGTATACTGATGTGTATCGGGGAAATCATCATCGAGGGAGTGTCTGTACGTGAGAAGATGCAGCAGTTGAAGAGCCTCGACGTGGACCCACTGGTGGTAGCGAAGGCGATAGCGAATACCTACGGGGTGAAAGATGCGGAGAAGATTCACGGAATCATAGAGGCGGTCTCGGAAGAGATGAAGAAGAAAAAGCAGGGGCAGTAGAGGCCGCTGCGCAACAGCGACTTATATAACGGAATGTCTCAGAATGTCTGAGAGTGGCCGGCAGTGTCCGAGAATGTCCCAAAATGTCCAAGAATGGCCGTGAGAGTCCAAGATAGTCCGAAAGAGTCCAAAGTAAAACATTGTAAAAAGATAGAAAATGAAAGATAATAATTTTGGAAATACTGTTAGAGATTGGTTTGCAATCCTTGCTTTCTTTTTGATGCTGTGGCTGATGGGTAGCTGCAAGTCGTCGAAGGTGGTAAGCGATCGGGAAACAAAGGATAGCGTGGTCTACACGTACAAGACCCTTTATAGGGACAGCCTGCGAGTGAAGGACAGCACGGTGTTCATCTATGAGACGGTGCAGCGTGACAGCGTGGTGGTGAAGGTGGACAAAGAGACCGGGGAGGTGCTTTCGACCGATTCTTGGCACTGGAAAGATACGAACAAGGACAGAGACCACGTGAGCGAAACGAGAAATAAGTCAGAAAAAAGCGATTCTGCGGGCTCTGTGACGGTAAAAAGCGACAAGCGGACAGTTGTCACAAAAGATAGCCCAAAGCCGTTGGACGTAAAGAAAACGCACTATTGGAAAACGTACTGGTTAGGAATGTTGACCGGGGTGATTGTAATGTTGTTGTGGAGATATAGGAAAACACTTATCAAGCTACTGAATAATGCAATTAGGTTAATTTAGAGGAACTTCGCAAGAAACCCCACAAATCTTCAGTTTGTGGGATGAATTGCGTTTTTTTAGAATTTTGTTTGTTTATTTCTAAATTATTTGTTATCTTTGTGGTATGAAATATAGAGCATACAAATATAGGTTGTACCCTAACAAGCAACAGGAAGTGCTTTTGGCTAAGCACTTCGGATGTTGCCGGTTCATCTATAACTATGCTCTCGACAAGAAAATCAAGGCTTATCAGAAAGACAAGACTAATCTTTCCCGTTTCGACATTCAGGCAGATTTGCCCAAGATGAAGAAGTCTGAGGAATATCATTGGCTTTCCGAGGTCAACTCTCTTTCTTTGCAAGCCGCACTCGCTAATTTGGATTCCGCTTTCGTCAAGTTCTTCCGTGAGAAGAAAGGCTTCCCGAATTTCAAATCCAAAAAGGCAAGCAAACAAAGTTTTTCCATACCGCAAAACACGAGGGTGAAATTCGATGAAGGCAGGGTCTATATTCCCAAGTTCAGAGAGGGGATCAAGGCTCGCTTCCATAGGAAGTTTGAGGGAAAGATTAAGACATCCGTTATCACACGGACACCTACATATAAATATTATATTTCCATACTCGTTGAAGTGAACGAGGAAGATGCAAAGGCAAAACCTATCAGCGAAAGCAAAGCTGTCGGGATTGACCTGGGCATCAAGACGTTTGCCGTTCTTTCTGACGGTACGGAAATACCAAATCATAAATACCTGAAACGTTCTATCAAGAAAGTCAAGCGCTTGCAACGTTCCCTTTCCCATAAAGCCAAAGGTTCGAATAATAGGGAACGTGCAAGGCTCAAACTCGCAAGGGCGCATGAGAGAGTTTCCAATCAGAGGAATGATTTTCTTCATAAGGTCACACATGATTTGGTTTCTCGTTATGACACAATCTGTCTTGAAACGCTTACTGTAAGCAACATGGTTAAGAATCATCGTCTTGCACAGGCATTGGAAGATATTGCCATACGCCACTTCAACACCTTGCTTGAATATAAGGCAAAGGAACATGGCGTTAATATTCTGCGTATCGGAAGATTTGAGCCTTCTTCCAAGATGTGTACATGTGGTTATATCAATCATAATCTGACTCTTTCTATGCGTCACTGGACTTGTCCTGTTTGCGGTGCAATCCATGATAGAGATTTGCTCGCAGCTAACAATATTAAGTGCTTTGCGTTTCACAATATACATACCGCCGGAACAGCGGAAATCAAAGCGTGCGGAGATATGAGCAAGGTTACTTGCGCAGCCCACGAAGCCCATGAGTCTTTAGCTCATGGGTAGTTCACCGAGGACTGTCGTACTACTATCAGTAAGCTTCCCGACAAGTGCGTTGATGTCGTACTCACTTCTCCGTTCTACAATACTAATTTCTAAAAAACAGATTATATGGCCAGTTGGAGAAAATTCAAGAAGCAGTACAAGAAAGACATGATCAAGCGTACCTACGGGTATTTGGCTACGCTTAAAGACAAGGATGGAAATGTCTATAGAGGAACGTTCAAGGCGGTTAAGCCTTATTTGGAGACAAGGCCCAATAAGAGAAAGCGGGTTGCGTGGGCGTGCGTAGTAGACGACATGGCAAAGGAAGTAGCCGAGAAAGCGGTCGAGAAGGCCGACACGGAGATCATTGAGGACAAGGGCAGGGTGGCCATAAACTTCACTGTCAAAAGCGATGATATATCGGATACACTGAAAGAATTATTCGGCTTATGACGACACAACCCAAATACGATTTCCGCAGTCTCGCCATAACCAACATAGGGTGTGACGAGGCTCGGAAGATAATGGACTTCTTCATCCACATGCTCGATAGGAAGATCAATTTCAGAATATCGATGCAGAAGAATGTCATGCTCCTTGCAGACCTTATATATAGAGAGCCGCTGCCAATGGTGAACTACATCAATGGCATGGGGCTCAGAAGGATCGTCCTACAAGGAGACGGAACAAAGAAGAACCCGTACAAGTTTATTATTCCGCCGCTTTCTTTGCTAACAAGCTGATACATAGC